TTCCGGTAGTTCATCCAATTTGGCAGATACTTCCTGCATGATTTGAAAAGTAGTCTTTGCTCCTGTCTGCAAATCTTTCTGGACTTGTTTAGAGCTGATACCGATACCATCCAATGCACCAGCCGTTGATGTAGTCATTTCCCGAAGCCGGGTATTCGCCTCTTTGATAGTATCAATTCCCTTATCAGAGAAGACACCCTGCTTATTGGTTTCTGCAATAATAGCAACGAACTGATCCGCAGAGATACCAGCCTCTTTGAAGTATGCCGGATATTCTTTCAAAGCAGATAGGAACTCACCATTCGCATCTGCTCCGGCAATGAAACCATCTTTGATTACTTTCAACGCTTCATCAGAAGATATGCCAAACTGTTTTTCTACGGAATTAATAGCAGTCAACATATCCCGGAAGTCTTTACTGTAGTAATCAGCCAAAGCTTGTACTTCACTCCGATAGATTTTCAAATCATCGCCAGACTTATCCGTAAATTGCTTTGTCAATTTGGTAGCCTCTTTTACCCCCTTATTGTAGTCATACCACCATTTGAAAGCAAAACCGACTCCGGCAACACCTGCTATACTCATAAATACCGGATTTTTCAATAATGCCTTTAGCGTTGAACCTAAAGCAGATGCTTCTGTCTTCATATTGGAGAAAAAGCCTTTCACTCCATTTGAGTTCTGGGCGATATTCAACAAAGAATTTGCAAAGTCATTATTGATACCTACAAAATCTTTCAAAGCTTCCTCGTAATTACCGACATTACGATAGAAACGCTGTGTACCCTCTTCCGCTTCCTTCAATTCATCGGTAATGGCATTTATCTTATCTTGAATCTCTTTGCCCTTGGCACTGTTACGTTCCGCACGACTTAACCTATCATAAGAAGCAGTCAAATTAGAAAGTTCCGCACGTAATCTAACTAAGCTACCTTCAAGCTCCGTCTGTTCCTTACGCTCATTCTGTATTTGCTTACTCAGAATTCGAACAGCCTCGTTCACTTCACGAGTAGCAATCTTGGTTTCTGATAACTGTAAGTTATACTCTTTGCGACTCATACGTCCTGCTTTCAAATCCTCTTTTAAAGTTTGTTCTCTTTTTCGAAGTACATCCAGCTGAGTACGATATTCTGCGATTTTTCGGATAGCATCATCGTATCGTACCCGAATATCCAGCACTCTTTCTTCTACATTTTCCATAACTATACCTCCAACTGTAATAATTTACACTCACATATCCCCGTATCTTCTACCTTTACAGATATAATAGCATAGTATCTACCGTATTGGCCCAGATATACCGGAACCGTTACATCCAACTCTTTTAGCTCAATATCGTTAATTTCAATTTTTTCCGTAATGACAACCGGATTATGTACCACCTTTTGGTATGATTGATAATTTTTAGACAACAAGGCATGCCATGACAACCCGTTGAATGTTGCCCTTGACTTACCATTGTTACTAATCTCCAACAATATACGAGGTTCAACTTTCCCTATCTTTCCAATCTCCTCGTTATCTTCATATTCATAAATTGGAATATATGCTTTACCGGTTCTCGTATCGGTTGCGGCAAAAGGAAGCGTAACGCTATCTTTACTTAGTTCAATAGTCTCATCATCAACATTGATGCATCCTTCATAATCTCCAGATACTGTTTTGTCTTCTTTCCACTTGTAGACATTCTTTTGAGCGAATCCATCAAGAGAAAACGAGATAGTTTTAGGTTTATTATCCTGATACGAAGCAACCACCTTCGTAGTCCAATCTATAGCCCTAGACTTGTTAGTTAGAACTTCATCCATTGAAACAAACCTAACCGTAACATCATCTTTGACTACAGCAAATGTACCAGACATAACAGATAAAGACTTAATGAAATCAATCTGCTTTATGTTTGGCAAATTGGATATAATAGGATAATATCCATCGCTTATTCCATCTTCAAAAACATTGGTTTCTTCAGTGAATGCCAATAACCCGACTACAAAGGTTGTACTCCCCCAACTGTTTGTAAAGAATCCAGTATCAGCAAAGGCGAAATAGATCACATCTCCCGCAGCCAATACAGATGTATAATCATCATATTCAAAAGATACAAACCAATTTTGACTCCCTTGCTTTTCTAAATCTATATAACCAACGGAGAAGACTTCCTCCGCAACCCCATTCACTACTTTGTAAGCTACAAATCTCGGATTAGAAACCTCTGTTCTCACAAAATTAAAAAACATTCTTCCCATGATCCGGATTTTGGTATTGTTCTTCAAAATCTTCATGCCTTCATACTTGGATGAACTAAGGTCTACCGTTTCCAGATAATCTGTTTTTTTATAAGTAGACGTACTACCTCTCAAAACATATCCATAATCATGATTGGGTCGCGTTCCGTTCACATACTCATAAGTGATTCCGAATTGATTATTATAATCCTCTCCCTTTCCTTTCTTGGTTAACATCGGGATAAGGAGTTTGTTAATCAGATTATCTGTGACATTGGTAGGAAATAAGAATTTGATACCGCTATCCTGGGATATACGTTCTAAAATCCAACCTGCCCGGACACATGGATGGATATAGTTCTTGTTATCATAATTCCGTACCCCCATATTCATATCGGACATGATAAAACTTGCACCATCTTGATAATTACTAATCTCTCTTTTCCAAATAGTATAATACTCAGGATAACTATCTTTCAAATCATTCAATGTTTTGTCACCCTCAATAATGTTAGATAACAAGCTAATATTCCCCCACGTCAAAGCTATTTCAAAAGAATCCGCCCCAGTCATTAATACAGCTTTCCCGTTAGAAATAATTTCAACCCCGTTACGGATATACCTTGTATCATGAAACGTTCTCGGATAGTCAGTCTGGCATGCCGGAAGGTCAGCATGTTGGATAATACGTTGATTCCTGACTGTCTTAGGCAACTTGATCGTATAACTGTTATTGCTTACGATCTTACTCAAATCGGTAAACAGGTTACTTTTATAGTTCAAAGTAATCTTAGTACTGTCATCCAAATCCACCAATTCACCGTCAATAAACAATAAATCATTTCTCATAAGCTTTGCACCCTTATCTCTGGTAAAATAATCGTTGCTACAAAATCTTGAAGAACAGCACGAGTTTTGTTAAAAGTTTCAACCGCAATGTTCACCCCTTGCCACCGTTCCTTTTTATCAACATCTTTTCCCATGTACATATCTACTACTGGAGACATGGTAAGTTGAAAAAGGAAATCGTATGTATCACTATCCACCAATGGAGCACATACAGGAAGTGTATTTTCTTCTGTCTTACGTTGTTTACGTCCTGTTCCACCATGATAACCATTTACATAACTATAATCACGCATGTTGTTACGAATGAATTCCCCGTTATTCACCACTTGCTTCTTTTCATCACCAGCCTTAAACAACCAATAGCAATAAAATCCATGCCGGCTAATCCAACGAAGATATACCCCGCTTGTACAGTCATCAATAAGCAACCGGACACTAGAGGAAGCTCCCGCCACTATATGAAAAGTGTAGTCAAATGTCATATCGAATACGCTTCCAACAGTTCCAGTTCCAGACAAATCAAATTTCACTTCTTTTTGAGCATCGATTCCCGTCAAGAATAGATTGTAAATATTACGTTTGGGTAACCTGACAGCAGGTAAGGACTTACCATCAGCAGTAACATTGACGCCGCTTTCCCCAGCTGAGTACATACCTATTGTAAATGGGAAGTTCTTGAACCATGTTAACACTCTGTCGCCATTATATCGCTCTCCGATTTTCATCGCTCCCCAAACGACATAAGTCTCAAATTGAAAGCTCTCTCCTAACTGCCCATTCTCGGAATACATGTTCAGATCAAATGAGAATAACCGCCCCAACTGTGTATCTTCCGCACCTGACAAAGAATAATCTATCCTTCCAAATTGAATTGTATCAAAGTACGATTGGGTATAAAAGGATAAGTCGAAGAAGCATGTACTTTGAAACAACGCCCTTTTTTCGGAGTGTTCAATCCCCGTTGCTACATCACGTACGACAGCTTCTATCCATGCCCATGGATGGCCCAAAACGTTTACAACCATCGGATTAAAGCAGAAAGCTATCTCATCCGGATATTCAATCGTTGTATTATCTATCTTATGAGTTCGCATTGCTATTCAGATTTATATGTTTCACATCCTTTGAGAAAATACCAAATACACGATTCATTATATTTTGTATTGCTATTTCAATATCTTTTGAATATATGTCTTCATGTTTCCCTGTACGATAAAGCCTGGTACCTTTTTCTGCTATTTTCCGGGCTACGAGATAAGCAAATGACTTAGGCTTTTCTACTTGAATACCTTTATCTATCATCCACTGCCGAATAATCTTATAAAAACCCTTAGGTACTTTCCCCGGTCCACGTCCTGTTTCCAATACACCGAAAGCCTTCCTACCAAACAGAATTCCATGATCATCATCCACTACGACATGCAAGCTCTTGATAGTCCTTCCACTTGCACGCTGCCCAGCCTGTATATGGTTCTCAACAATACGCTGCCGAAGACTTTCCAATTCTTCATTCAGGATACCCTTTATCTCTTTTCTCCTATCTTCCATAACTAACACATTGAGACTCCTTGAACCTCTTTAAGTTTCAATTCTATTACAATTCCGGTAACATTCACATCCAATTTATCGTAAAAGATAGAATAAGGAACTTCATCACTCACCCACTCAAATAATCCACTTTTATTAAGCTCACGAATAAAGCTCACTGCATGTTCTTTACAACGTTCTATGATAGTATCATTCTCCTTACCGTCAAAATCAAATTCAGTCTTATCGGCAAATGCTATCATGCAATTAGGGCAATCCCTCAACTGCGTTCTGGATATAATAAACTTACCGGATACAGGTAGTAGATTAATGATAGCCGGTAATGGCATCTTATCCAATCGGACATTAGCCGTCGCCCAGTTATCAAACAAATAGGTTATACCCTTCAGCTTTTCTGCAACAGAAGCCATTTTCCTTTCTACACTTGTGTTCATTTGCTATTATCTTGATAAATTTTACGTAATCTTCGCTCATATCTTATCTTCTCGGCATCCATATCGAGACATTTATACACTCTTATCCATGGAACCCTTTCTACCAACTCATGATCAGTGATTCCCATGCGAGTTGCATAATAATCTACTAAACCAAACAAGCCAAATGACAGTTGGTCTACACCTGCACGTTTTTCTTCAGGAGTAGGCGCCACGTTTGTTGTTTCAAACAGTTTGGTTATCCGTTCCACCTCTTTAGTAACCCATGAGGAAAATCCCAAAACGCCCTCTACCTCACATACTTCTATTTGTTCAACAGAGAATCCTAAAAGGACATGACATGGTATCATTATACAATCAACATCGCTTGATATAGATTGTAGTCCCATAAGTTGCCCAATAGTGGTATCATTCAGATTATCCGGCAAACGAACTCCCAAAATGAAATCCGGCTTTGGGAGTTTCTTTATCTGTTCCAATAATTCAGTAACATTACTTGCCACCTCACTTAATATCAAAAATTCTTTTACTGTCATATCTGTCCTAATTTTGCTTTTGGTCGTTTGGGAATTGGTTTGATACGGAAGAACATTGCCATTATCAGCATATCAAGATAATCCGGAGAATGACCAAGTATCTCTTTCATTTTCTCTTTACTGATTATTCCTTTCTTTCGGGTATCAGCATCTATATGGTCCTGCTTTAAAACTCCTAATTCTTCGATTATACGCTCTCTTTGGGCTTCCGTACATATAATCCTTATCTGTCGGTTATTTATTAGTTCTGCGAGCTTAAAAGCGCACTCTGATTTCAGATTGTCAAACTCCGGATTAATAGGGCGGTTACCACCATGAAACTCTTTGATGCCATTCAGATAACTTTCAAGATAACTCCCCAGCCCATCACTATCAACTACCATCATGCTACGTGGAATCTTCCACTGTATCATCATGTTTTTAAGATCCGTTTCAATGGATTTACCCGTACTGTATTCCTGGTCTAACCTGATGTTACATACATTACCTATCCAATGCCCACAGACAAAACGGTCTCGGCCTTTCATGGCAAGGTCAGAAGAACCAGTCGATAAGCCTATCGGTTGTACATGCTCGTTTGTAAACAAGTCACAAATAGCATCATAATCACAAAGTACTGCCGGATCATTATCATATTCCCAATTGCCGAAATACAAACGCTCTTTCGTTACTTT